TTGGATAACTGAATCTGCAAGAGGAAGTGAGGGTCCACTTAGTTTTCTGAGGGCAGCAGACTTCTCATTAGGGTTAGTTGTACCAGTTGCAAGATTTCTGATCTTTGCTTGCTTCTGCGCTTGTTTATGTCCAGAACCAATGTCAAAACTTACGCCTTCGTTCGCAGGATGAATATCATTAGGGTCATAAGGATCTGGGGCTAATGATGCGGGAAGTGAGAACATTTTCCAATATCCCTCACCATATCTACACTCCTGCATCGTCTCATTCTTTTTACACTTAGGACAATATCTTTGAACTTCACCCATTTCTTGAAGTTCAAAAGACTCTTTCTTAGTCTTATTGCCCCAGTTTTTCGCACCAACTTTACGGCACTTAACTAGTGCTCCAGATGCATATGCAGAAGGCCAAACTGAATAACGAGACTTTACCTTTGAGTAACATGCATCCTTTTCTTCGGTTGCAACCATTTTAGCCTTACCCTTTCTATCGGGATTTGGATCTTCCTGATTCTTACGACGGAATGCACTCTCCTCCTCTTTATCAGAGAGGTCTGACTTCATTTTACTTGAACCGCACTTTGGTTTGGTTGTTTGTCCTGGTTGTTTTGCACAGGGTTGTCCTGCGTATTTACCACCCAGTTGAACCCAACCAGGGGTGCCATCAGAAGCGCGACTCTTAGTAAACCAGTCACGCAGAGAACTATCACCACTCTTGTTGGCTTCATCAATAAAATCCTCCTTCACACAATTAGGAACTACTTTTTTTCCTTTCTTCTTCATTCCAACTTGTTTATACCCATCCCAACACTTCTCGTTTACTGGTGCAGTAAAACTCTTGAACTTATAATCAGATCCCTTAATGATATCAACAACATGTGCAAAAGTATTACCATTTGCATCATGAATTTCTGTCCACTCCTCTTTTACTTTCTCCATCTTCTTGAGTTTGGAGTAGTAGTTTGGAATTTCATCTAGATGTTGTAAGGCAATATCCATTGCCTCATCATTATCTGTTGTATGCTCATGTTCTACTTTCATCCCCATCTCAAGTTGTTTTTGAATTACCGATGGAGATACTTTATGCTTTTTTGCGATTTCTTCTACCGACTTATGACCTTTGAAACCTTCTTTAACTTCTTTTTTTCTCTCAGTATCATCTTCACCATGAGAAAGATGATCAGCCACGGTATCAAGGTATTCTGCCGCTTTGGTAATCTTAGACTGAACCCATGCTTCCAGATCCCCCTCACCATTAAGTTTAGTCATCAATCTTGTAATAGCTGCCTGAGCAGTCTTAAGTTCTCCACGAGCCATTGAAAACTCAAAGTCCTCTCCAAGAGGTGTAATAGTTTCAAGGTCCGCAAGAATAGACCACTCTTTAAAGGTGAGTTTATCCATTTATGTCTATAAGTTTCCTATTTTTATTTAGGATCTTGATTCATAGAACTCTTCAAAAACTTTTGGAGTTCCGCAGTCGAACCAAAAAAGACGGCATTATTAGTTACACTTGTTGGAGTCACACCTTTTTCCTCCTTGTTAATATCCTTCATTTTCTTCTGAAGATCTAATAACTTGTCCGTAACGTCCCCAACGTTTTTGATCAATTGACCAGCAACTTCATAAGCTCTTGGGGAGTCGGATTCTTGTGCAAGTTCTAGAATTCCATTAATTGCTTCTTGTCCTTTTTCAATAATAGAATAGAGTTGTCCTCTAGAATACTCATAATCTTTTTGAAGTTGTTCCGTCTCTTGTACTTTTAATATTGGTGCTGGTTCCGACTTTACAATTTCAGACTTAAGTTCTGTTGGTTCAATATCTAAAGCTTTGTCAATGTCTTCAAAGTTCATACATCAATTCCTTTCGTAGTGCTATAGACTTTACCATCTCCAAAATCATAACGAGATTCACTAAATCCAAAGTCATCATCAAGATCAATTAACTCATCATCTGCACTGTTAATAACATTAACTGCAGTTCCAGATGTATGAGATGCAACTGGAGTATCATTTTCACCTCTATTTACTAATAAAGTATTTCCTGTAATCTTACGAACATACATGGATTCGCCACCGATCATAATATAAGATTTTTCAGTTAGAACTGATCCATCGACTACATTAAATTCAGTAATCTCTTGAGAAATAGTTTCTGAAATTTGAGTTATTTCATCATCGTTATAATCCTGTAAAGCTCTAGGTTCGGCTACATATCTCAACTGTCTAGATGCGTTGACTTTGTTAGTATTACTATAGTAATCAACCTGAACTTGTTTAATTATAGCCTCATTAGGAGTACCAAGTGGTCCAAATAGATATGTCTTAGCAACAAAGTCTAGTGTATAAACTAAAACTCTTCTTGTAGTGAAATCTCCTTCATACTGATCATCCATTGCGATTCTCTCAAGAATCATTGGGATATCTCTTTTTTCTCCAATACTTGAAACTAAGTCTACTGTAAGATTGAAATGAGGTTGAAAATATGGTAATATTTGTTCTACTACTTGCAATGCATCTTCATTCAATTTAGACATTATTGAAAGTCTAAAGTTTACATTATATGGAACTGGCATGAAAACTTTAGTTAGTTCATTATTTTCCTTATCCAAGGCTTTAAAAGTTTGCATCGTAGAAGATTTTCTACTAGCATCATATGATATGCCTGTCATTTCAAATGACATTCTCGGAAGAGTGATTGCAACTCGCTTCTTTAAATCTGGGACTTGTTCAATTCTCGCTAAAAACTTTTGAACAGGACCATAAGCAATTGGTACAGTTAAGATACTGAAATCATCTCCCGCATTATCTTTATGTTTGATTTGAATATCATTAAAAAGAGTACCGAAAGCCACAATGGTCTTTCTCAATATTTCGTGATAAAAATAATTTGAGATCATTACAAGTAATTATAGAGTAATAATTATTTAGTATTCACCAAAAGGATTCTTCTGACTGAAATCTAATATTTGATCAGCAGCATTCTCTATTTCAAGATTTTCCGCATAAAGGTCAAGGAATTCATTTGTCTGAACAGTAGATACTTTATAACTTGCAGCAACACCAACAATCGCTTCACCTCTTGCAAAAGTTCCATCAACAATAGAAACTTTAAGAACTCTATTTGTTGCGTCCCAACTTCTTACATAACCAGTTGTTCCCGTTCTTGAACCAGTGACAACTTCATTATAATCGTAGTCTCCAAAAGATGTTGCAGTTGGGTCGGTAAAGGATACTGTTGGAGTAAATGTGTATCCAGCACCAGCATTGGAATAACGAACTGCAACAACAACTCCATTTGAATTGACAACTGCTTCTGCTTGAGCGTTATTAATGTTGGAGGAGATGCCAGCTCCAGAAGGAATGAATATTCTTTGAATTGTAACTTGAGGAGTAGTTGTGTATCCAACTCCACCAGAAGATAGTCCAACAATTCCGAGAACTCTACTATTAATAACTGCAGTAGCGATACCACCGGATCCACCTCCACCAGAAATAGTAACCATTGGTGGTTCGGTATAACCGAATCCTGGATTTGTAATGAGAATTCTATCAATTGCAAGTTTTTGATTTGGTGATCTACTTGTCATGATTGCAACAGCAGTCGCTGTTTGACCACCCGTTGGTGCAGTAGATATGGCAACTGTAGGTGCGAGAGAATATCCAAATCCATCGTTGATTAAATCAATGTATTGTACTGACTTGGAATTTGGATTAGTAGTTGCAAAACCAACCGTAGCTACTGCAGTAGTTGCTGCAGTTCCAACCATTTGAATGGTATAGATGTTTCCGAGATCTTTAATCGATTCATTCACTTCAATACCTGTTGAATCAACTTCAGGTACATCGATGATCTCATCTTCATATTCAAATCTCTCACATCTTAGCTCATAGACATAAAGATTATTAAGTTGATAGAAAGGTTTTTTACCTTCAACATACTTGATTTCAAATAAAGACTCATCGAGAGGGAACCAAATTAAATCTCCTTCTTGGGGTCTATATGCAAGTTTTCTTTCAGTTTCTGGCCATAATTTCAACAAAGGAGAAATAAAATCATCATATCTTTCTTTGGAGATTACGAGATTAATTTCATCATTACTTCGTACACCAAATTTACTGAGAAGATCTCCATTCCCACTAAAACCTTCAAAGTTCATTAGATAGGCTTCAATACGAAAACTATCATCAAATTTTGAAGCAGTGACTTCTTTAATGACTGTATTTTCACCAATAATTCTTCTTGGCATGTATAGAACATCTTGTCCATACATCTTAAGTTGTTCGTTGATTAGATCTTGAATAAGTCTTTGCTCACTCGGAGATCCTTGTAAAAAATAAGAATTGAGTGGTGACATATCAACCTATGAGATCAAGTGGTGGTAATTCGTACTCATCCTTAAGTTGTTGTTCAAGTTTCTCTACTTCTGCAACTCCATCATCATAGATTTGTCTTCCATTGAGTTGAACTCCTCCAGGAAGTAAAACACCATTAAATTTAATCATGTTTTGTCCCCACTGTTTCTTGATTAATGCAGTGAGGTATTTTTTTAACCACCAATCATTATAAAGTTTGGGAGCATCCGATGGGTCTACAATTCTATAACAATCAATAATTACATATTCATTTTCACCAACTTGTTGCCAGTCTATATCTAAGTATAATTTATGATTTAATTTGTTAAAACGAATTTGTGCATTAGGGTTTAAAAGAAAATCCAAATCCTCAAGATATCTCTTAACCATTGCATAGTTGAGAAGATCTAATGCACCATAATAGTAAACATCATTTAAAAATAATTGATATTTGATATTAAAAAGACCATCAGATACGGTACTTGAATTAATTTTTAGAATATTATTTACGCCGATAATAGAGTCTGGAAGGGGTAGATAATTAACACCTTCAACATAAGTGGCAGATGTTAACCCAGAACCAACAACTACTGGAGAAGTAGTTGCACTTCCAACTGGACCTGGTTGAGCTAAAGTTGTTTTGGTTGAAGGAGTAAGTTTGTGCTTCAGGAATATACGATCAATACCATCATAATGCCTCTCATGGAAATACTGAATCGCATCATCAATCAGATTATCAATCTGATCGTCATCTACGTTTATTTCTAAAACTGGCTTTCCTAGTTGTTTAAGGCAGTATTCTTTCAACTCCGCCCTACTAGATGGTTGCGCCATAAAAAAATACCCCTAGTCTTCTAGAGGTATTTATAAATTAAACTTTAGATTTAACTAGTTTGAATCCAAATCCCTCTGCATTTTTTTTATGTGTAAAGAAATTTCTTCCCAAGAAGGTGGTTGAGAATCATGTTCCCAATAAGTAAATGTTTTACCGTTTAACTGATATTTTGATCCAGGTCGCAAATCATTAATTGCATCATTTACACCAATAATAAAATTAAAATTTTCTTCTTCAATTACTTGAAAATTTTCGTCATCAATATCTAAACAACAATGTTTTTTATGTTCAATGATTTCTGTTAGATTGAAATTAGTTGGATTATTTTCAGAATCAAAAGAAATAATATATTTTTCTGAAAAAATAATTTCGTCATCATTTATCCAAACTAATTTATATACATCTTCAGACTTTAAAATATTTAATTTGTTTGATTTTCTTTTAATTGGTTCCATAAATTTTACCTAACGTATAAAGCACCATAATTGTGATAGTCGCTAGTAGAACTATCCCAGAACCAAGCATCAGCATGACTGCCGGAACCACCTCCCCCAAAAGGACTACCAGACCAACATCCACCATACCAATTCGGTTGATTAAGATAAGAAGTAGCACAATTGCCACTAGTGGCATCTTGGTCTACATCAAAAGTAGATAAATTATATCCATTTGCTGCGTGATATGAGTATAATCCTGGTAGAGATCCACCCAACTCTAAATAAGTATTTGCAAGACCTTGCCAAGCGTAAGCACCACCCCAACCACTCCAATCCCAACTAGCCCTTTTTGTATGTTGATGAACTGCCCCAAGGGGTTGATATGCAGAGGCAACAAATTCAACAACTCTATTTGATGTACTAAAGTTGGCATTAGCTAATTTTACCCATGCATCCAATCCAACCCAAAGATTAAAGTTTGTAGGATTATTTCCTGTTGCTGAATAATAATTTCCTCTATAATTAATTACTCTAGTAGTTGCTGATTGATAATTCAATCCTGTCATTCCATTTGTATTAATTCTATTATTTAATACAAGAATCCATCCTCCACCCTCATAAACCATGTCAACCCAAAATAGTTGTGGGATTCTATCAACGAGAATCCAATAAAAACCAGTTGGAGAATCCGGATAATCTGTGATTAATTGTTCCGTTGATTCTGCCGCGGTATCAGCAGTCAATCCATTTTTTCTGCCACCAATTGGTGTCCAAACAGTGCCATTATATACTTTTGCTACTTGATGGTTATCATCATAAACAATAGTTCCTTCTGGAGTTCCTGTTGGCAATGCAGTTGTTCCATAGGAAGGTAATACTACTCCATCACCCTCCACGGAAACAGTACCCAATTCATATCCAAGTAAAGAATTTGTGTCGGAAATTTCTAAAAGTGGTACAGAATTTCTGTCAGCAACGTTAAGTAATACTCCGTTATCTATATTCGTATCAATTGAAAAAGCAGTTGCACCAGAACTTACAAAGTTTATCTTTCCAGTATTATCATCTGCAACTACAAGAGAGAGACTTGAATTACCAAATCCAGTAAATCTTATTTCTGGTAACCCAGAAACATTTTTATTAGGCGTTATTAAAATATTTTTATCAGAATTAGCCATCAGACTTGATACCTCCCTTTAAGTGCATTAAAGTTTTGCAAAACTTCAGAAGCAGTTAAGGCTTTATTTTGAACCCAAACTACACCAACAGAACAATTGGAATATACTGTTCCATCAGTCCATCTAGCTATTCGGACAGTATTTGTGCCCCAAGAAGGCATATTGCCAGAATATGTAGATTCTAAAGATCCATTTAAATATAGTCTGGTTTCTGTAGTTCCATTTTTTACAACACAACCATTATACCATACCCCCTGAGTTAAAACTGATCCCAGTAGAGGTGTATAAGATCCACCACTAGATGGTCTAGTTGCATATGCAAATCTCATTTGCGAACTTCCTGACAAGTATGGCTGCCAATCAACTATCAATCCATTGAAAGATCCACCAGTAACATCTAAATCTATCAAGAAATTGGCCTGATTTCCACTTGCACCACTAGGGGCACCATTAATTTTAAACCACATATTAATAGTATAAACGGATGCTGCACTATATCTTGTTGGTAAAACGGATTCCAAGTATGCACTAGTTCCGTTGAAATCAATTGTTCCAGATCTACTTGTATTATAAGTTGGTGTATTGACTTGATAGAAATTATATCCATTTGGACCCAAATCTTGAAGTCCATTCAAACCACCTCCATTTGTTGGTGCTGTATTTGGAGTAAAAGTTCCGCCCGAAGTAAACGTGTGAATAGTATAACCATCAACCTGAGTGATAGTGTTTCCACCTGATGCTTTTTGTAATCCTGGATAACGAATGATGACTACTCCAGAACCACCAGCACCACACTCATATCCGGATGTGGTTCCATAAGATCCTCCTCCCCCACCTCCAGTATTTGGAGCACCATCTAATCCTCTTCGTGGAATGCCATAATTTCCACCACGACCTCCACCACCTTTTCCACCAAAAGAAGTGGAAACAGTTCCACCTCTACCATCTGTATGGCCTCCTCCACCGCCGCCATAATATTTTAATCTTCCAGAAATATTAAATGGTAGTCCATCTCCACCCTTTCCACCTAGTCTAAGATTAACATCAAAATTGTATCCGGGTTCTCCAGCTCCACCTCCACCTCCACCTGGATTGTAGATTGAACCTTCATATCCACCACCTCTACCTCCATTATTTCCTTGTCTCGGAGTACCAGAGCCACCAGTGGTCACGAATCCATAAGTTACAGTTCCAGATCCGCCGCCACCACCTCCGGATCCACCAGCTCTACCATTATTCCCACTATAATGTCCGCCGCCTCCTCCACCTATTGCAGTAATAGTACCAAAAACTGAACTTTCTCCATCTCCACCGGAGGTATATGCGTTAGTTCCTGGACTTCCTCCATTTCCAATAGAAATATTAATTCCAGTACCAGGAGTCACCGGATACAATCTATTATAAACTACACCCCCACCGCCTCCTCCTCCTCCCCAGCCGCCTCCTCCGCCGCCTCCAGCGACTACGAGAACTTCAACGTCAGATAAAGTGTAATTATAACTAATCGCAGGATCTAAGTAAAAAAGAAGATCTGCATTAGTTGGAGTAATAGAAGTTTGGCCAATACTTATTGCCATTTATATTATTGTAAAATCATCTTTTTTTATATTTATATCGGATAACGAAGTCTTATGACATTATAAGTCTGGAGAATTTCGTCAGTAGTCAAAGCTCTTCTGTACATAAGAACCATTCCCATGTCACCTTGCCAATATCCAGCATATCCATTTCCTATTGTAATATTTGCGCTACTATCTGTTAAAACTCCATATGGATTTAACTGAACACCTGTACTAATTCCATCATAATACCACTGATAATTTGAAATATTTCTAACACTAGCAACAATATTCCATCTATTTCTAGGAGTTGTCGGAGAACCATGTCCCAAGTATGGACTATTATCTCCACCACCATCACCAAAATACCAACTAATATTTTCCCCCTGTTCATGAGTCCAAGTTCCAAAACCAGCGTATGCTTGGTTCCATGGATTTCTTCTTCCTGAGTTATAATTATGTTTCAGTACCATTATTAAAGTTTGTTCATAATTGGTATTCAAACTTCCATTATTGGTAATAACTCCTGCATGACTTGATCCATTGAATCTAAAAAATCCCCTGTAATCAAATAAAGGTGTGCTGCTCCAATTGCAGTTGTTATTATATCCACTTAGATCATACCATATTGAACCATTTCCGGGATATGAACGAATATCACTTGCATCCAATCTAAGGGCCAATCCACTAGTTACAATTGGTGGATTTCCCAAATTTACCCATTTATTATCTGAATATATACGTACAATTTTTAGTGTTCTATCATATATTAAAAGTCCTTCTTCTCCATCCGGTAATGAATTGCTACTATAAGATGGAAGTGTTATTCCATTTCCACTAATATTTGTTGTCCCTAATTTTGGCGATAAAATTAAATTTCCATTAGAATTAACATTGAATACTGGTGATTGGGAAGTATTATTTACAACTTTAAACAATTCTCCCGAACTTAAGTTGGTATCTATTGAAAATAATCTTCTACCGGAATTTTCAAAAGAAAGAGTTCCTGTTGTGTCATCTGGTACTCTTATTGAAATTGTAGAATTGCCAAAACCAGTCAGAGCAATTTCTGGAATACCAGAGGCATTTTTATTGGGAGTTATTAGAATATTTTTATCTGAGTTAGCCAT